AATATCATCAATTGCAGCCTCAGCCTCTGGAGTTCTTGATATTTTTCTGTATTGACTAATTAGATCAGCAGTGCTTTTCCATTTAGCGTCAAGATCAAATATCGTTTGTCCAAACGATGAAGCATCAACAGATATTGCCCCCTCCATATCAGGGGCAACAAATGTTTGATTTTTCTTATCAAAATCAGGAGCAGCTGCCCTTTTGGACAGCTTACTCCCGAACATTCTTTCAAATTGTTCAAATAGATTCATAAATTATATAATATTAGCCAGTAACAGCATTAGTCCAATAATCATAAGCAAATGTAACACCATATTCAGCGGGTGCTGCACCTGATTCCCAAGCAACATCTATTGCATCAACAGTAGTTGGGAATGCACCAGTGAATTCATAAGAATCCGTGGCTTCAGATCCATCACGACTATAAGGAGTTACAGTTAAAGTACCCTTATACTCAATTGGAGCTTCAGAAACATTATCAATGTGGTTGTTAATATCACCTAACCATGACTCAAAAGATTCGCGATAATTGAAATCCTGATCATTAAGAATTGTGATAGTCCAATCTTCGAAAGTACGATCACCAGCAATTTTAATTACACGATTCAAAAATGGTACTTCCAATGCTTCAACTGTTGAAGATGGAAGAGTTGCTGCTTTAACAAGAAACTTGAAGTCTCCATCAAAGTAACTACCATGATTAATCTCTACAAAGAAAAGATTAGGACGGTAAAGATCACGACTAAAATGTTGAGCCGTAAAATCATCAATTGAAAAACTCATATCTTAACCCTCCTTTATACTGAAGTACCAAACAGTTCGCTGAATTCAACGCCTGTCTTAGTAGCAACAAAGTTTAGTGTAATGAAGTTAATAGAACGAGCTGGTTTGATGTAGATATCTGCAACAAACTCATTACGATCAATAACTTCCCCTGTGTTATTAGTCTCATCACATACAACCATAAAGTCATACATACCGCGACGGCCTTTAACATCTTTCATAAATGGTGTAACCATACCTCTGAATTGAGAACGCGTAAACGCATCATTGAATTCAAAGAGCATGTACTTAGAAGCAGTAGCAATTGCTTTTTCAAGAACAATGAATAAACGTCTTACATTAATTCTATCAAATGCAGATGGCTTAGTTAACATTGTTTTATCACCCCAAAGTACTGTACCTTGACCTGGCATAGAAACCACCGGATTAATACCGTATGGAGACTTATACATTTGATCGCGATAACCTTGACCAGGATTGAATGCTAACTTAACAACACCCTTAATCTTACCACGATTCAGACCACCTGGTGACCACCAAGGATCCTTAGAAACGTCAGTAAATACACATAAACCAGCAGTATCACCAGCCAATGGTACCCAACGATAAGAATCATTATACTTATCATATTGATACTTATAGTTACCATCGAGGAAACCATAAGATGAATTAACATTCATATGATTAGTGGTATATCCACCAGTAGCAGTACGCCATTCTTGAAGATTACTTAATTGAGTAGCAGAAGCAACACCAACAATTTCCGTTTTAGGTGGGGAAACGAAAGCAACGCAATCTTTACGACCTTCAGCAACTGTTTGAATTACATATCGCTGTACTGTAGAAGCAATTTCAGTAGTTTCACCAGCTGCAGCACCTGCAACAAGTAAATTTACATCAACTTCATCAGCATTTGCAAACAGATCCCAAGCTATATTCCAATTACCAGCGGTTGGAGCAGCTGCTCCATCTGTACCACCAGAAAGTGTATAATCAGCAGTATCTGCAGCAGCAGGAACTTCATCAATAAGTGTGGCTGATGGCATATTAGCTGCAATCATATATACATACTTAGATTTAGTGGCGATAACATCATCAATAAAGATATTGTTACCCTGTTCATCCTTAGCGCCTTCAGTTACAGAAACTGTATAAGTCTCAACAACTTCACCATTATTTGATACTGTTACACAAATTTCTTGGTTAGTATCGGTGTCTGGTACTGCGTCAAAATAAGCATTACCGGCCCATGAAGCAAATGCTTGATCATCAGCCCATGAAACTGTTACGTTATTACCAATTGCGCCAGTATTCTTTGCATAACAAGGAGCAGCGAAACCAGCTTTCCCATTTTCAAATGCATCAGAATTATGAATCGCAATACCTGTGCCGTCAGAAGCGGCATTCAGAGCATCATTAGCTACAGTACGAACAATAGTAAGGTTATTACCATATTTAAGAAAGTTCGCTGCAGAGAAGAATGATGCAGCTGTATCATTAGTTGGTGTGCCGAAAAGAGCAACCAACTCATTTTCAGATGTAATTACAGTTCTTTCGTTTGCAGGACCTGTAGTAAATCTTCCAACCATACCACCAAAAGAGGTAGCAACGGCAGGGATAGTTGTACTAAGGTCATGTTCCTTAACTGTTACACCTGGCGAGAGAGCAAATCCCATATCTTATCTCCT